AAACTTAAACGGAAAACCGATAGACAATAAAGAGGAAATGGTGTATCATCTAATTACGGAAAGCCGATAGGTTGATAAGGGGAGGTGAATAGAATGGAATTTGATTATACAAATTTAAGAGCTTTTATTAAGGAACACTTTCATAATCTGAAAGCATTTGCCAATTTTTTGGGAATTGGAACCACACAACTAGGACAACGATTAGCTAATAAAGTGCCATTCACACAAAGAGAAATTGACAAAGTAGCTAATAATATGAAGTGCGGAAAGTTAGATATGAATATAATAGACGCTCTTTTTTTTCAAAAGAAATAACGGAAAACCGATAATAAAAAGAGGTGAAATCACATGAAAGAGAAAAAGTAAAATGCCCCAAATGTAATGTGGAAGTAATTGATGGAAACTTCTGCGAACATTGTGGGGCGAAATTAAAACAAGTATGTGATTGTTGGGTGTTAAAGAAAAAATATAATTGTGGTTTTGATGAATGCAAAGGTTACAAGTTGTTAATTGAAAGTATCAAGGGAAAAGAATTTTCTTAATACTTTCAGAAACAACATCAGCAATAACGCTTTTAGCTAAATTACCAATTTCAGAAGGCAGTTTGTTAAACAATAGCCTTAATTTTAAAGCAGTAACTTCTGATTGAGGAGTTTCAGTAAATATGATTGGCAAATAAGACATAAAATATTGTTTTTCATCTTCTGTTAGCTGATTTTGCATATCTAAAAGTTCAGAAATAGAGTTTAATTTACTCTCTGTCCATGGGAAGGGTTTACCGCAATTATAACAGTAAGCAGGTACTTTATATGATGAAGAAAAATCAAATACATCTTCAATCTCATAGTCGCCACGAATTGGAGTATTACAGTGTAAACAAGTTGTTATAGTCTCAGCACTACATTCTGGACAGAAATTTGATAAGAGGTCAGCGTAATTTGTATTAGAAGTTATAACATGGCCATTTTTACAAATTTGTGCAGTTCGATAAATACCAGACATTATATTCACCTCCTTTCAGAGTAATTATAGCACTAGGGAAGGAGATACGAAGGAGAAACAAATGAAAGAAATAAAAATAAGTGGAAAGTTAGAGTGTAGGATTACTAGTCCATTACAGCGACATATGAAGAATGTAGAGAATAAGTTAAATGCATTAGCAGATGCAGTTAAAGAAGCAAAGAAAGACGGATATGCCATAAGCGTAGATATTAGCAATTTAGATAAAGAAGAGGAAATAGAAAGGTGATTATTCATGTTAACGATTGAAATAGAAGGAGCGATAAATAAAATGCTGCTTGGGGGGTAAATTTTATGAAGTTTATGAGAGAACATCAAAAGCTAAAAGAGAACTAGAGATTGCACTTACAGAGTTAGAAAAATTAGGAATGAAAGTTGGTGTAGTTTATTTATCTGACAAAGAAAGATAGGTAAGGAGTAGTCATGGAAAGTGTTCAACCAAAGTATGTGCCTATTAGCACATTAGCTAAGATATGGGGGCGCAGCAGAATGTATATCTACAGAAGAGTAGATATGATCCGCAATGAGGGTAAGTTTAATGATATATGCATGCAACTTGGCCCTCAACAAACCCTAGTCCATGTTGATAAATTTGAAACATGGATGAAAAGCCAAAATATGAAGTGGTTAAAGGGGGCATAACAATGAGAACTAAGTTAGACATTATCACCAATATACAGTTGGTGCTATGGGTAATGATTCTAGGACTATGTGGAGGCATAGAGTTTCTACATGGCTGGAATATATTATTAAACGTTTTGATGATGCTTTTAACAGGGGCAATCATATTCATGTTAAGCACATTAAAGGAGGTGATGAAACATGAATACAAAAGAAAGAGGGCTTACGCTGCTAGGAAGATACCTAAAGTTCAATGAGACAGAGGTCAATGGGTTAAGAGAAAAAATTAAAAATCTTACTTATAGCCGACAACATCAATTGTTAAACTTTACCATTCTAGGAAATGGAAGAGTGATATTCCTAAATCAAAAACAAGATGGATGGAGTATCAGAATTACAGGGAATGGGCCAATACGAGAGGGGCACTTAGCCACAATGGAATCAGTAAGGCGCAACATATGGAGTGAATTAAATGAGTAAACCATATTGTGCAATCTGTAGTGATACAGGAAATAAAAAAAGCCATCACTACATACATTACTGTAGGAAGGCTAAAGGGGCTATATGTATGGAACATTGCAATGCATGTCCATATTTAGAAATCAGTCAAGGAGACATGCATTGCAATTATCCAAAGGAAAAAGAAAAGGGCCCTAGAAAAGAGCCCTAATCTAGCACGTAAATTACGCACCAATCCTAACGTAATTATATCATACATGGCGTGCTAATACTAGGAAATATCGATAAAATCGGTATTTCCTAGTTAACTGGATATAACTATTAACAAATCGACCATGAGGATACATTACGATGAGGAAACGTAGAAAAGTCATATCTAAAAATATGATAGAGGTACTTGATTATCATACCTCTAGGACATATAGACGGAATGGCAAACGTGTAAAAAAGAAATGCATCACACCAGAGGCGCAGAAAAAGCAGAATGAAAAACAGGCAGAGGCCATGTTACGTATGTTGATTGATAACAATTTCAATACAAATGATTGTTACCTAACTCTTACATATAAAGAACAGCCAGCAACATGGGATGATGCAAAAAAAGATATACAGAATTTTATTAGGAGATTGAAACGCAGATATAAAAAACTGGGTAAGGAGCTAAAGTACATTTATGTTGCAGAGGGAAAAACAAGAATACACTTTCACATGATCATCAATAATGCTGAATTGTATTCAGATGAACTTAATGAACTTTGGCCACATGGCATGCATAAGTTGATGTTGTATCAAGGACGAGCAGAAGATGCAGTCAAATTGGCAAGATACTTTATCAAAGAAAAACGGAGTGCATGTTATTCGGAAAAGGACACTACCTTCAAGCGTAGATGGAATAGCAGTAAAAACCTTGAGAAACCGAAGGTAAAAACTGAAATCCTAAAACCAAGTGAGTGGAGAGATTATATACAACCACCAAAGGGGTACTACGTAGAAACAGATAGCGTAGTAGAGGATGTATCAGAAGAAGGGTATCCTTACAGGTTCTACAGGTTGATAAAGATTGAGGAGGTAAAGAGTGGAATTACTAGGAATAGGAATAGTCATAGGGATAGTGCTAGGAATGGCAATAGTTTCTCTATGCGTAATTAGTAGTGAATGTAAAAAGTGGGAGGAAAAACAAATTGATAAATATAAATCAAGTGTATTTAAGCGGTAATGTAGTAGCTGATGCGGAATTAAGATATACAAAAACAGGAAAGCCAGTACTTACATTTAGAATGGCAACAAATAAATACGTGAATGAAGCACAAAGTACAAGCTATCACAACATTGTGTGTTGGGTTGATGCGGAAGTTTATAGCGGATTAAGAAAAGGTGATTTCGTAGCCGTAGCAGGTGAGTTGCGTTCTAGATCCTATGAAGATAAAACGGGAGCGAAACGATACGTAACAGAAGTGGTGGCACAAAATCTTACATATGGACTTAAACAAAATGAAAGTCAAAGTAATTTTGATGGATACGGAGAGGAAGAAGAAAAAATTCCATTCTAGGAGAAGTTATGCAAAACACATCAACAGTAGGTATTCCGAAGAATTGTATGAATTGGTTAGTGTTAGGGCTAACAATCTATACAGACATGGAAATAAAAGATGCATTAAAAGAGCATTTTGGCTTATCTGACAGAAAGAAGATAAAAGGAAGAGTTGATGTAGATAAGCTAAAAGCATTAATAAACGAAGGATTATCTTTTTCAGAAGTAGCAAGAAAAATGGGATTTGAAAGAATGACATTAAAAGGCTTTTGTGAAAGAGAAGGTATTAGTACAAAACGAGGTAAATAAGATGAATAAGAAAATGATGTTAGCAGTAATGGTATTAAGTGCAGTAGTAAATGGTGTATATGCAAGCGGTACAAATAATTTAGTAGGTGGCACAGATAATGTGGCAACTGCTAATAGTGCGGCGGTGTTTGGCTATCAAAATGTTGTAAATGCTAATAATGCACTAGCCATTGGTGAGAATAATACAGTGAATGGCACAAATTCTTTTGCAGGCGGTAACAATTCCAAAGCAGAAGGACGGAACACATTCGCATTCGGTAGCCACGCTGAGGCACTAACTGAATATACGTATGCGATTGGTTCGCAAGCAAGAACATCCGCATACGATGCCATTGCCATTGGTAATGGTGCATACGCAGGGGGTGTATCAAGTGTAGTAATTGGTAGAAGTAATGCAGTTAGCGGAGATAATACAACAGTAATTGGTGCGAACAATCAAAATGTAACGGCAGGTCAATCACTAATTATGGGTTATAACAATGTAACTGGCAGTGAACAAGAACAAATCGTGGTAGGTGTAAATTCTAAAACAAGTGGCCAAGGTGCTACAGTGATTGGCACACATGGACAAGCTACAGGATACGATACAACGGCAATTGGTAATAATACGATTGCAGACAAACCAAATAGCGTTGCGCTAGGAACTAATAGCGTAACAGATGGTGCAGTAAATCAATTACAAGCAATGGTGAATAACACAACATATGTATTCGCTGGTACAGATGCAACATCAGTAGTAAGCGTTGGTAGTAAAGACCGTGCAGGATATGGCGGAGTAAAACATTATGTTCGACAAATTCAGAATGTTGCTGCAGGACGAGTAGATGCATCTTCAACTGATGCGGTGAATGGTTCACAACTACATGCTGCATATGATGCAGTCAATACAATGCGAACAGACATTGATAACGCATTAGATGCACAAGAACAATTCAATACTGCAGTACATAACACATTAGCTAATCATAAGAATGCAATCAAAAACAATACACAACGAATTGCACAAAATACAGATACAATTCAAGCACATGATCGCATCTTAGCAAATCATGAACAACGTATTGATGTACTAGAACATCAAACACATAATGCCTTAACAAATTTAAAATCAGACATTAGCCGATTAGATGGCCGAGTAAATAAAGTAGGTGCAGGTGCGGCTGCATTAGCTGGACTACATCCTATGGGATTCAACAAAGATGATAAATTCAGCGCATCTATTGCATATGGCCATTACAACAATGCCAATGCAGTAGCATTAGGTTTGTACTACAGACCTAATGAAAAAGTACTACTAGGCATTGCAGGTACATTCGGAAGTGAAAACATGTACAGTGTAAGCGCATCTTTCAAATTTGGTAAACATAGCGAATATGAACCTCAATCTAAACAAGGTGAAATTGAAAGAATGAAAGCACAAATTGCAGAATTAACTGCAAGACTTGATGCGGTTAGCAAATAAAACAGGGTGGGCGGTATATCCGCCCTTTCCTACAAGTAGAAACGAGGAGGCAACATGAAACCAATCATATATAAAGGCCTTAGATTAGGAACAAATAAAACAGAATGGGTAAGTAGTGATGAAATAAAGCAAAGCTACTCACAAATTAGATTATTAGCCATACAAAATGATAACTACTCATGGATACCAATTGAGGATGGAACATTATGCAGGGGCAGTGAGGCGAAAGATTGTACTGGAAAGCGTATATACGAAAACGACATTATAAAGTTTGATTGCAAATCAATACAGGATACTCCATTAGTGGCAGAAGTTTATTATAGTCGCAATAAATATCAATGGCGGTGTAATACAGTTGTCAAAGGTAGACAATTAGATTTTGATTTAGCCTACATTGTAAATAATGGAAAGGTAAAAATAGTAGGGAATAAATTAGAGGGATATGAACATGAATAGTAGATTCAGAAATGTGTGTAAAGCACATGATCATATCGTAAAGTGCAGAACAAAGGAAGGAAAAAGAATATTAGTACCACGTTGGGGATACGTAATAATTCCTTCTGATAAATTACTAACTGCAAGAATAAAAAGAAACGTTTACAAGTCAAACAGTAAATTTAATCAATGGGCGAGGAAACTATGGATGTACCATGCAAAGGGTGCAAGTTTAGAGAAGTAGCTTGTCATGGCAAATGTGAAAGCTATTTAGACTATAGAAAAAGACTAGATGAGCAAAATAAAGAGAGATACAAAGAAATTGATACATATAGTTATGTAGGGGATAACGTGAGAGCAATCAGATATAAAATGCGGAAGGCACGATATGGGTGCACAGTAAGAGATTGAGGTGGAGCAATGCAAAGAAAATGTCATAGGTGTGATAGATTATATACACCAACAGACCATAACACATGGTGCCCAGATTGTATGGCTGGAAAACCAATAGTGCCACGCAAGACGGCAAAGCAAGTAGCAAAAGAAAATAGAGAACGAATGGAGCAAGCATATAAGTACGCAAGATATTGTGTGCAATGTGGAAAACGCTTTTACACAAACAAAGCCAATAAGATGATATGTGGTGAATGGGAATGTGAAGAAAAGCAACAAAAACAATTATTACAAGCAAGGCGAACAAAAGAACGTGCATTAAGGGGGTTATAGAATGATTAGAGTGTTAAGCATATATTTTGGAGAATATACCAA